GGTAATTCGCATAATCGACCCGAGGGCGGGAGCGACGAAGGTGATGAAGGCGGAAGGCTCGAGCAACATAATGGACGACCTGGCGGTCGAGGACGTCATTGTTCAACCTGCCGAAGCCCTCGACATCGAGACCGGTTTGCAGGCCATTAACAATTTGCTCGCATGGGACCGTGACAAGCCGATGGATTTGAACAACCGCCCCCGGCTGATGATTTCGGACGAGTGTCAAAACCTGATTGCCTGTATGCAGGCTTACGAGGTGGGTGACTTGAAGCACCCGAGCAAGGATTTCGTCGACTGCGCCAGGTACTTTGCGGTGGGGAACTTTGAATATTTTAGTGAGGCGGACATGGTTTCCACCGGTGGAGGAGGGTATTGATTATGGGAGTAAGTAAGAAATGGAGTGATGCGGATAGGGATCGAGTGGTCTCGTTGCGGGAGAGCGGGACCAGTTGGCCTAAAATAGCCAAAGCTACTGGGATTCCTCGATCAACTTGCATAAGTATTTTCCAGCGTGAATCTCGAGTGATCGATGAGCCCGAGCCCGAACCGGTCGAGCCTGCGAAGGATGGGATCGAGGAGGCGTACGTATTGAAACACGTCCCGAATCCCCGCCTCATGCTGATCGGATTCCCAGCACGTGAAGGTTTTGCGAGGTGCGTGAAGCGGGCGGAGGAGAACAGGCCGATCAAGTCGAAGTTATTTGTCAGGCGTGTGGAAGATGACTTGTACCGAATCGTTTAATGAGACTCGCTCTCAATACGAGGGGCGCATCGACAGCCTCCTGCGGGACATGGTGGTCGAGGAGGCGTTGGGGGCGATGGAGGATGACAGGCCACCCCGTTCGTTCGCTCTTCAGGAGATTGCGGATCACGTGGGCTTGGGGGTTACGACGTTGTTTTCGGTCGAGCGGGAGGCGTTAAAAAAATTTAAGGATTTAATGATAAACTTGGAGGAAAATGATGAGTGATAATGGTATGCAGATACAGGAATACGACTCGGCAAAGCCCGACGTCGACGAATTAAAGAAGAATTTTGACAAGGCGAAGGCGAATTTGTCGTTTTGGATGGACAAGGCGGAGCAGGGTAGGGAGTGCCGGTTCGAGGAATGGAGCGGGAAGAACGAGACGGGCAAGAAAATCGGTCCCGAGGCATTCCCTTGGAACGGGGCGAGCGACCTCCAGGCTTCTCTCATCAATCCGTTAATTGACGGTGACGTCGCCCTCCTCGGGCAATCGTTGACTCAGGCGAACTTGGTGGCGGCCCCCGTGGAAATGGGAGACGTCGCCTCGGCCAAGCTTGTATCCGAGTTCTTGCGCTGGCGAATGGGCTCGATGGAGGAGTTGCAAAGGGAGGCGGCAATCGGAGCGAATTATCTTTTGCAGAACGGACTGACTTTTTTCGGGACTAGCTGGAAGCGGGAGACTACCCGGACTTTCCAACCGATCAGCCTGGAGGAGCTTGCCCAGCAATCTCCCGAGCTTGCAATGGCCGTGCAAGATCCCGAGATGCAGGGCGGGGTTGAGGAATTGCTCTCCCAAGCGTTCCCAAAGTTGAAAAAGGGACGGGTCAGGCGAGTCATTCGAGAATTGCGCGAGACGGGCATGACTGAAATTCCGACTGAAAAAACGGTCGTGAACAGGCCGTGCGTGAAAGCGTACGAGCTGGGGCGGGAGATCATCGTGGACTCGAACGTGATTGATTTGGAATCCGCTCGAGCGATTTACTGCATTCATTATTTCAGCCCGGAGGCTCTCAAGCAGAAGGTGAATGACGGGTGGGATGCCAAATGGATTGACGAGGTGCTCGAGAACTCGAAAGGGACTTATACTGACGAGAGTTATGGAAATAACCTTATAACATATGGCTCGACTTCGGGCTATGGTGGCCAGCACTTCGAGGGCATGGTCCGGGTGGTCGTCGCTTATAGAAAAGAGATCGATCCCGATGACGAAGTCCCCGTAGTCACGCAAACCGTGTTTGCCGACGAGGCGGAGGGAGCGGGCTATCACAAGCCGGTGGCTTATGACGAGGGACGGTTTCCATTCGTGGCAATTACGAGGGAGAGCCTGAATCATCGACTTTTGGACTCTCGAGGATACCCCGAGCTTTTGAAGGATTATCAAATTGCGGTTAAGACTGAAATGGATGCTCGAAGGGACCGCGCGAGCATGAGTACGGTCCCACCGGTCGAGTTCCAGGTTGGTAGGAAGCCCGAGCGTCTTGGCCCCGGTAGTCAGGTTCCCGTCAGGCGGCGGGGCGAGGTCGGATTCCTCGAGATCCCGAAGTACAGCCCCGCAAGCATGGAGGTCGAGATGCAACTTCGAGCCTTGGCCAACCGGGTGACCGGTCGGGCGACTAGCGAATTGGATGCGGTTGAGGCGAATACGATCCGCCAAAGCCTGGTCAACCGCTGGCTCGGTGGCTGGAAGGAGATTTTAAAACGTGTATGGTGCTTGGATCGCGCATATGCCGGTCCCGAGATTTGGTTTCGGGTTACTAACAACGAGCAGGGCGCATCCTTGATCATGGACGAGACTTCGGAGGTATATGACTTTAACATTAGCTGGAACAGCATGAATGCGGACGAGGCCAAGGTTATCGAGAAGCTCGATACGGTTGGCAAGCTCATGGCTCAGTATGACAGGCAGGGTCAGGCTCGTTATGACGTCTATTTGCGGAAGGTAATCGAGGCGGTTGACCCGAACCTTGCGAACCAATTGATCGCCCCCCAACAGGAGGCTACCGACAAGGAGATCAAGGAAACTTCGGCCGACATTGCGAAGATCAGTTCGGGACAAGTCGTCAATGCTCCGCAAAATTCCAATTCTCAACTTCGCTTGCAAGTCCTTCAGCAATGGATTCAGGGAACCGAGGAGATCCCCGCTCAGGACGTTCAGCAACGTTTGCAGGAGGACGAAGTCTTTGCGGCGAGGATTCAGACCTATGCCGGGCAACTCGAGCAACAGCAAGCCCAGCAAAGGAACGCATTGATCGGCCAACTGGGGACTCCCCCCGGCAACGTGCCGGGCACCTCGGAGATGGCGGCATGAGTTTGCCCGAAGCGCTTGCCAGCCTTGCCGACCGAGATGATTTTCAAGTCGTCCGACGGTTTATTGAAAGTCAGCTCGCCTTTTGCCTGGCGGACTTTCAAGACCCGGAGTTAATAGACAATCCCTCCAAGCTGGCTAGGCTGGCGGGGGAGATTGGTGGCCTTACGAGGATCGTGGAGGCATTGAAGGGCGAAGAAGATGGCGAGGCTGACACCGCATGAACAGTTCAGGCGAGCCCATCGGGCTCTTTTGAACCGCTGGCTCGAGGAGAGCGACATTGACGACCTCGAGATGGCAAAGATCGCAACCAAGGACATTGAGGAGTGGCTCGACGAGCCTGTTGTCGAGTTCAAGCCCGACCCCGAGCTTGAAGAGTGAAGATCTCGAACGTGTTCCTCGGTGGCATCTACGAGGCGGAATTTGAAGCCGAGGCATTGAGACGTGGGTTTGTTACCCACCGCCCGACCTTGCCGGTCGCTTGGGACTTTTTAGTTACTTGCCCGAAGGGAGTTTTGAAAGTCCAGGTCAAGGGAACGGGGGTGGTCTCGTCCGAGCCCGGAGACACTTCGTTCAAGGTAATGACCTCGCAAGGCTCGAACAAAAAGAAAAACATTGGCGAAGACGTTGACCTGATTGCCTGCTGGGTCGATCCGGTTCGAGTTTGGTATATTATCCCGACCTCGACCAAGCCGACCAAGTGCATCCGGCTCTTTGCGGCCTCCCCCCGCTCATCGAGCAAATATGAAAAGTTCCGAGAGAACTGGTCTCCCTTCTACGACCACTAGGCTCGCAAAAATTTTTCTGACCCCCTGCTAGGATTGTAACTGGCGGGACATCTTTGTCGCGCAGATTCAAGCAAGAGAGTGCGAACTCTACAAACGCAGGAAAATTATGGCAGAAAGTTCAACGACCGAGGCTCCGGGTACAGACGAAACGGGAGCAGAGACAGAAACGCTGGGTTCCATAACCACTTTGGAGGAGTTGACGGCATCGTTCGTTGACAAGGTCGAAGAGGCTGAAACCCAAGAGGATTCCGAAGCGGAAGGGGCCGAGACCTCTCCAGCAGATGCGGAGACCGAACAGGAGGACGTTCTTTTACAGTCAACCGAGGAATCGGAAGAGGAACCGGAGGAAGAAGTTGAGGAGGAGGAGGAAGAAGCTGAAGAAGCCGAAGCCGAGCCACCCAAAGCAGTAGGCAAGTTGCTCAAGCAAGTGAACAAACTCACCGCTCGAGCGAAATCCGCAGAGGAAAATGCCGAAGCTTTGAAGGCCGAGGTCGATGCTTTGAAAGCCAATCCATCCGCCGCCGAACCGCAAAAGCCAGCACTTGAAGAAGTCAATACCTTCGAGGAATTGGAGTCTTTGAGAAGGGAAGCTTTGGCGGCCAAGAGGTGGAGTCTCCAGCACATCGGCAAGGATTACGTCGAGGTAGACGGGAAGGAATATTCGGATGATGATATCCGGGGAATCCTGACCCAAGCCGAGGACTATCTATCTGAAAAGATACCCGAGCGAGCACAACATCTTCAGTCTAGCCAGCAATGGGCGGAGGACACTCAAGCGACTTTTCCATGGATCGAGAAGAGCGAAGGGTTTGAGGATCGAAAGGAAATTTTCGACCAAATTCAAAGCCAATATTCGCACATTCTAGGTTCTCTCCCAAATGCTGACTTCGTAGCGGCCACCCTCGCAAGAGGAGTCGAAGCGATCAAAGCGGATCAAGCCAAAGCGGACAAGCCGGCCAAGAAGAGAAAGGCCAAGGCTCCACCGCCAAGCGAGATCGGAGATTCCAGCCCACCCGTTCAAACGGCGGCCACTCGGTCAACTGCTGAAAAGGCGAAAATCTTGGAGCGTAAAACACTCTCGGAAAACGATCTTGCCGCATTTCTTGCGGATTAGATGTCAAAAATCTAACAAAATTTAAAATCTTAAAATCTTATAACTATGGCTATAGCAACATCTTACAATGTAACAAGCGTGAAGGGTTCACGCGAAAATTTGGAAAATGTCCTAAAAACTGTTTCTCCACACGAGACTCCAATTTTTAGTACGATCCCTCAATCTGCCGCTCCCAAAGCGACTTTAAACGAATGGCTCGTAGACAGCCTTGCCGACCCCGTTGGATCGGGTGGAAACATCGACGGGGCTGACCTGACGATTTCCGATGCCGCCAACTTGATCGACACTCGGGCGAGAATCGGGAACCGGGTGGCCACTCTGCGCGACATCTTCGCAGTATCGCGCCAGGCTCAAATGGTCGATGTCGCCCCCGGCGGATCACTCTTTGCGGCTTCAAAGGCAAAGTCTCTCATTCAGTTGAAGAACTCGCTTGAAGTGGCAATCGCTTCCGGCAACGATCAGTCCGCAGGGACTTCTTCCGCAGGTGCAAAAATGGCAGGACTCGGGATTTGGAGTAATCCGACCGCAACCGGCAACACTTTCGACACTTCCCTCAAACAGGGTTTTCGTGCAGTTAGTGGTTCCCGAGTTTCACTCGCATCCTTGACCGAATCCGCATTTCGTGGACTTCTTCAGGCTGTTTATACCGCATCGGGCTCGAAAGGAAGTTTTCGACTTTTTGCAGGACCGGCTGCCGTAAATAAAATCACGGATTATACCAGGTCAACGACCGCAAATGGAAACTTCAATTTCGATCAAAACGTATCGGACGGTAGCTTGAGGTTGAGTGTGGTACAGTATATCTCGGATTATGGGACCGTGGAAGTCCTGCCGGATCTATGGCTAGGTAGAAATGATGCAGGCGCAAGTGGAACGGATACGGCTCTTGGTACGGTTAATACCGACCGGGCTTACCTCCTCCCGACTGACGATACTGTTTCTTTGAAGTTCTTGGAAGGCATCACCGTTCAGGATCTCCCTGATAGCGGAGCCGGGCAAAGGGCATTCTCGGAGTGCATGGCTACAATCCGTGTGAGCAACCCTCGCGCGCTTGGAAGTATAGTTTAATTTCGGTAGTATTCATATCGTTATTGGTTGTGAGGGGGAGCCGGTTTATGGGGTAGCCGGTTCCCCCTTTCCTTTTTGAAAAATGAGTCTCAATATAATAGTCAAAGGCGGGAAAAGAAGTGGCGGGATGTCAGGCGAGGAAATGGCCCATTATCTTTCCAAAAAGGTCGAGCGGGATGCCGAGCGGGAAAAAGCCGGCTATAAAGAGAGAGCATTGAAAGCCCGCAAGTATGGCCAATCGGTTAGTGGCGGGAAAAACTTTCGTGCTGTTCGTTCAGTCGATTTGGCTACTTACATGAGGCACGAACAGGAACGTCCTGGTTGTATGTCCGATCCCGAGTATTCGAGATCCTTCGCCAAAGCGAATCCTGAAACGGTCATCGGAAGCTAGATGAGGACCGTAACCTATGCCGATCTCAAGGCTCGCTTCACCTCGGCAATCGGGGTGGACTCGCTCTTGGCGGTTGAGGAAACGGCATTCAAGAATAGCTTGAATGATCGAGTCAAGGGAGCCTGGACAAGAGCCAAGTGGCCCGAGCTGATGTCCCTTGCCGAGTTATCGGTCGCCGCCACAACTACACCGGTAGCGGCTGACAAAGCCGTGCAAATTGACAACACTGCAATTCTCGACGTCTTCGGGGTATACGACAAAAATCCCTATGCTGATCGCACGGCCGTCCAGTTGGATTACCGCTTGGTCAATGGGTATTTGATTTTGCCCGCCGAATCGTCCGACACATCCGTTTTCGTTTTGGGCAATCAAGTCCCGGCGGATGATTATGGAGACGGCACTACGACCCTCCCTCGATTCCTCGAGCGATACCTTTTGCTCGCTTGCGTCAGTGATTGGTACAAGTCCGATGGCCAGTTGGAAAAGAGCCTCGCACAAGAGCAAATAAGTGAGGAAACCCTCGCTTTGGAAATTGATCGAGTCGAGCGTCTCGAGGGCATGAACAAAATCACCGTACAGACTTACCCGAGTTACACGCTCGGAGTTTCGATTTTACAAACAACATAAAAATATCATGGGCTTATCAGGGATTAATATTCTAAATTCAATGGGAGCGAACGGTTGCGTTTTCGTAAACGATACGGTCGCCAGAACAAACGGAACGGACGGCTTCACGGCGATCCAATTCACCGAGGATTCGGTCTTGGGCGCAATCACCGGCAAAATGGATGATTCTGCGGACCTTATTAGTGACGCAACGGTCTTCTCGCAAGGGCAAGTTATCTATTGCCCGGCAACCAGTGTGACTTTGGCTTCCGGTGGGGCGTTGCTCTACAAGGCGTAGGAAAAATGCCTAACCTCGGACTTGGACTTTTTATCGGAGACCCCGATGCCGATGCGGCGGTCGGCCCGCCCATCGATGGCGAATTGAAGACCGAGAACGGCTTCTTTCTAAACACTGAAAACGGAGACTTCATATCATTTGAAGGATAATTTATGGCTAACAAAAAAATATCAGAACTTTCGGCTCTCGGAGCCGCCCCCGCAACCGATGACGTCGTCCCTATCGTCGACGTTAGTGGGACCCCGACCACCAAGAAGGTCACGGTTGCCAACCTACTTTCCACACACGCCCCACTGGCTAATCCCGATTTTACGGGTCACGTGGAGGTTAGCCAAAGTGACGTCAGCCAATTTGCCTTCGATGCGACCGGGGCCAGATTAGGCGGCCACTTCCGAGTTGGCCGAACCAATGCCTCCGACGTCATTCTTCGATGCGGGGATACGACTACAAACGGAGTCCTTGAGGTTAAGGCGGGTACTGGTGGGGTCGACGTTGCCGATGACTTGAGGGTGGGTGGAGACCTTGCCGTGACGGGAACCCTAAGTGGCTTCACGGCTTCCCTGAACGATCAGACCGGGACAGCCTACACGCTTGTGGCCGCCGATGCGGGCAAGGTGGTCACTTGCAACAATGGGTCCGCCATCACGCTAACCGTTCCTGCCGGTCTCGGCGCGGGCTTCACTTGTTCGGTCGTTCAGAAGGGCGCCGGTCAAGTCACTTTCACGGCTTCCTCGACAACCATTAACAACCGCCAAAGCCATACGAAGATCGCCGGACAGCATGGAGTGGCAACTTTGGTTTCCACCGCCGCCGACGTTTTCGCCCTAGCCGGCGACACCGCAAGCTGATGCCAATCATACTTCCTAGTTTTGCAGGGACTGCTCAACCGGCTGGCGGAGGTGACCTAGAAAATACCTATTCCGGTCACTTTGACGGAATCAACGATTACGTTGAGGTTACCCCAGGCTCAACCATTCAACTGTATGGTTTGTCGGCATGGTTCAAGTGCGATAGTGTGATCGATAAAAGCGCGATCAAGGGGGTAGTACTCGGGCCTTCGGGTTCAAATTGGTTTCTTGGATTTGGAGGGAACTTCACAGGTACGCTGACTGATGAAATAATTTCCATCAATGCCGGGGGAGTAAGGTATGGATATTGTAACTCTTCCGCATCTATTTCAGCCGATTGGCATAACGTGGTTGCCGTATGGAGTACTTCCTCCGCAACGAATAGCGGAGGGGATGGATACGATATTTGGTTGGACGGGGTAAAAGTAGGCAACCAATTCGGAACGTGGCCTCCCGGGCTAACTCCTGCACTTTTTACGATCCCCGCTTCTGGATCATACATGAGGTTTGGTGAGAGGATCGGCGCTTATCCCTTCCCCGGACTGTTGGACGAAATTTCGGTTTTCTCATCCGCATTATCGGATGCAGACGTTGCGACTATTTACAACTCGGGAGTACCTGGTGATCTGACCGACCTATCACCCGCAGGGTGGTGGAGGATGGGAGATAATGACGGAGGCACAGGCTCGACCGTAACCGATCAAGGGAGCGGAAGCAATGACGGCACGTTGAATGGAGCTACCTTCGAGGAAGACGTACCATCATGAGTAGGAAATACGTAATTACCGAGACTTCCGAGGCATCAGACTTTGATTGGAATCAACTCGTGGACATTGACGAAGCGCACAGTCGAAAGAGTGTGGACGGATCAAAAATTATCGCAAGATTCGAGGGAGCGACTCCTAGTTTTCTAGATGGCAAGACCCAATACACGCATTCCGAAATGCTCGTCATCACTCAAACGAGCGAATGGACACCAACGGACTAATGATCTACTTTTGCATACTTGCCTGCCTGCTCGTTTCGGGCTGTTCGTTCCGATCCACTTACCCGACCCTTGGCGCGATTGTAGGGGGTGGAGTGGGTAGCATTGCCGGCCCCGGAGGGGGTGCCTTGGGCGCCGGAACCGGGGCGATTGCGGGGGAAGCTTTGAAAAACAAGGACGCATTAATTGAGGCCGAGGAAACGATTACTCAAATAACGCACGGTGACGTCGAGGGTTTGATCGAGAGTCAAATGGGCGAGCACAAAGGCGCATTCGATTCTTTCGTGAGTACTATCAAGCGCATTCTGATTATCGCCGCTTGCCTTCTCGGCGCATACCTTTCGATCCCCATATTCGTAGCTCGCAGGGCGGCTGAATCGTGTTCCAAGAGCGCGGCTGAAAAACACCTTACCCGACCACCTTTTCCAACTGATGAAAAATCTTAGACCACTACTCGAATTGTATCGAGGAATGACAAAGCAGGGAAAAATGATAACTTGGTTCGCTGGCATATTGATCGCAATCATTTTAATAGATTGGTTGTGGGGATGATTGACAAGGACTCACTCATCGGGATGGGCGGGACGCTCGCAACTTTTTCAGGGTCTCTCCACGAATATATCGGAGTGGCCGCCGGTACGCTCACCATTATTTTCATGTTGGTAAAACTTTTCCAAGAGCTCCGAAAAAAGAAATGAGCAGATACCGCCAGTATGGGAAATTGGACGACCGCTACGTCTCGGAGGGTGATACTTTTTTTTTGAGGATGAACGCCCGGCTTCGGGCGACCCAATTAAAACCCGGCGAGGTCCAGTTATCCCAAAACGGGAGGATGAACAAGGATGGCACTTGGCAACCTCGAAAGGGGCTTCAGACGCTCTCGGGCGCCATAACCATCGATGCGGATGCCATCCGCCTGCCTTACCCGATCAATGCCTGCCAACGGGCATCCAATGTCGTAACCCTGACTTTAGCGGACACTCCGAGCACGGCATTCGTCCCCGGACAGAGCATAACCATTCGTGGGCTCACTAGTTTTACTACCGACCCGAACGGGACGCACACGCTCGCATCGATCTCTTTCACAAACAAGCAACTGACCTTCGCTCAGACCGGTTCGGACGAGTCTTTTGGCATTTCCGCCGCTTCCCTAGTTTGGCCAGCCTCCACGGCGATCACAAACACCCCGTTCACCCTGAACGACGATGGCGTGAACGAAGTCTATGGGTCAGCCGTATTTTCCGACCCGAACTCCGATGGCAGTGACGATTACATCTTCACGGCGACCAATTCGATATGTGATATTTTAAGACTGCGCGACGGGACGAAGTTCAAGGTCCGCTACCCTGCCTTGCAGACGATTAGCGGGAGATGCGAGCTCCTTCAGGCTTTTAACAAGGTTTATATCTTCCGGGGTGATCAGACTTCCTTCAAGAGCACCCCGGTCATCACTTCCAAGGTCATAACCTCGGCATCCCGCTCGGGGACGACGATAACAATTAATTCCACCGCTCACGGGCGGGTGGTCGATGACTTCGTCACTTTGGACGGCTTGGGCAACTGGACGACCGACCCGAACGGTGTATACAAAGTAGTCACCGCCTCGACGGACTCATTCACCGTCACCTCGTCCGATTCCGGGTCGGAGACTTTCATCGTATCGGGCGCGACGGCGCAATATTTCAACGACTTCGAGCTGGTCGGTTCGGGGGCATATACTCTCCCGTCTTATATTACCGACACGGCAATCGAGGCGACTGACGGGGTAGTCACGGTAAACGAAAACGGACATGGGCTGGACCAAGGGGATGAATTGTCAATCGTCAAGGCTGACGCTCCCGTGAGCATATTTGCCGGGGAAACGGTTCGAGTTTCCGCAGTCCCTTCGGTTTCGATCTTCAAGTTCAATCTCGAAGTCGAGAACGTCAGCCTCGGGCAAGCCGTCGATCTGACTCTTTCCAAGCCCCAAGCAATTTCCTACTTCATCCGCCAGCCCGCCACTCCTTTCGCCGTTCTCAATCAGAGACGGCTTTGGATGCCTTATTTTTACACGTCGGACGGTACGCCGACCAAGCGCTCGAATAATGACGAAATCATCGCCAGTTCAATCTTGGACGGGGAAACTTTCGACGTGATCGGCAACCAGTTCAACATCACGGGAGGTTCTGCTGATTTTATCGTAGGTCTCGAGCCGTTCACCGAAAATAAGTTAATCGTGTTCGCCAGGCGATCCATCCATCAAATCGACGGCGTGAGCGGTAGTTTGGCCGACGTGCAAATGAACGTAATCACCCCGGACCTCGGGTGCTCGGCAAGGCGATCCATCGTGCAGATTGCCAACAAAATTTTCTTTCTAAGCGACCAAGGGGTTTACGGCCTCGAGTTCCTTGACAATTACAATTTGCGAGGGCTGGAAGTTCCGATTTCCGAGCCCATTCAGTCCTACCTGGATCGCATAAATCAGCAATACGCTGACAAGGCGGCGGGAGCCTATTTCGACAATCGTTACTTTTTGGCGGTCCCGCTGGACGGCGCTAGTGAGAACAATACGATTTTAGTGTACAGCGTCTTGAACCAAGGCTGGGAATCAATCGACGTAGTCGCCTCCGTGGGCTTCAACGTTCGGGATATGCTCGTTGCCCGAGAGGGTACGGAGAATGCTCTTTACGTCACCACTTCCGAAGGCGGGGTCCATAAGATCGAAGGCTTTGACGGTGGTGACCAAGTGAGCGTAACCGCCGGCGCGAGCGCCCCGGAGACCCTGACGGTCACCTCGATCCTGCAAACTCGGGAATATGACGTGGATCAGATCGACCGGAAGTATTTCGCCCGATCCGAGCTCCATTTGAAATCCGATGCGGATTCGACCAGCGATGCGGCTCTCGACTTTACCTCGACCGATCCCGATGCGACTAGGACGGGGACGACCGTCTCGGGAACCTTCGGAGCGGTCTTGGCCGCCGATGAGGATGCATCGGTCAGGGCATCGGTCAGGCTTCGGGGGTACGGATGCTCGGCAACGGTAACCCCCTCACAAGGCCGGCCTTTCGTTCGGGCAGTCAAGATGGAAGCCCGCATCGCCGACCGGTCAAACACTTCAACTCAGTAAAACACTATGGCAATTTTATCCAAAGGAAATACCTACTCGAGCGGGGATGCGGTCACCGCCGCCAACCTCAACAACCTTGTAGACCAAGCGACTTTTGTAACCGGCACGGGCAATGCGACTGACAACTCGACTCTCGAGGTTCACTCCTCGGGGTATCTCCAGGTCAAGGATCTCGGCATAACAACCGGCAAGCTGGCCGCTCTAGCCGTCAATGACGACAAGATTGCCAACGCCACCATCACAAGCGCAAAGCTCGCCAGCGCGACAATCACTTCCCTCATGCCCTCCGGGGCCGTCCTTCCATATGCCGGAGCTTCGACCCCGACTGACTGGTTGCTCTGCGCCGGGCAAGCTGTTTCGAGAACGACCTATGCCGCTCTTTTCACCGCAATTTCCACCACTTACGGAGTCGGTGACGGCTCCACAACTTTCAACCTCCCCGACCTCCGGGGTCGGGTGCCAGCCGGTAAGGATGATATGGGTGGCTCGGGGGCTAATCGCCTGACGAGTGGCTCGGCGGCGGCGTTGGATGGGGATACGCTCGGCACGGGCGGGGGCGTGGAGGAGCATACCCTAACTACTGCGCAGATTCCCGCCCATACTCACTCGGTCGTATCGACCGCCGATACCGGGACGAACAATTGCTCGGGCAAGCCGTACATGAGAGTGGGAGACGATTGCGGGACGATAAACACCGGCTCGGCGGGGGGAGGAACCGCCCACACGAACGTCCAGCCGACCCTTGTTCTCAATTACATCATAAAGACCTGATGGGCCACCTGAAGACAGACCTCCTGAAAAAGCTCAAGGGACTCGCTCCCTTCGAGCAGATCATTGCGATCTATCAGGACAAGTCTTTCTTTTTTAAGGAACTCAATAACTATTTGGTCGGGGGCGTGGTCATCTCGAATCCTGCATTCTTTATGATGCTCAAGCCAATTGAGAAAGCCAAGGAGCCAAGCGGGCAATGGTTCGTTAATGAGCCTGATACTTGGTATGTCCGATGGGTAGCCGGGCAGGGATGTGTAAAGGCAATGATGGATGCGGTTTCCCCTCTTCCCTTCGTCCAATTCCGAAGAATTTCCCCGAACGGAGAGACCAATTTGAGGACATACTCTTGGGACAAACTTTATAAAAAGGTAGCAAATGAACGATCCACTTAAACAGGCCGCTGGCCTTCTCAACGATGCCGCCCCTCCCGGCGAGCGTCTAATCTATGCCAACCCGGTCGAGGAGCTCGCTCTAAAGAACATGGGAGGGCAGGGCAAGCCCGCCGCCGGAGGGATACCCTCGTATATGAAAGGGCAAGTAAGCCCCTCCCCGTATGGACTTGGGGCGAGTCAGCCACGCCTTGGACACGTAGCCCCTATGCTCGCCCCGATGATGGGTGGCCACCCGTTGATGGGAAAAGGGTTTTCTAGCAAGGGGCAAGTAAGCCCCTCACCAAGGGGTCAGCCTTCGGGCGGATTCGATCAACCCGCCCCAAGTCCATACGGCCCCGCCCAACGCTACAACCCTAGAAGTGTGGGTGTGCCGAGCTATGACCCGCAGAACCCGCAAGACAACGCAATCGCGCACGACAACGACCTTAGCGAAAAAGCGCACGATTTAAATGCCGCCGCCCCGGAGGGCGAAAGGCTCGCCTATATAAACCCGAGCGAGGAGAAATTGTTAAAAGCTCTAGGAGGTGCTGGAAAACCGGCCGCCGGTGGTATTCCCTCCTACAAGAAGGGAAAGGTCTCGCCCCCTCCGCCTCGGAACTACGGGCAGGAGACGAGGGACACGCTTCAAGCACAAGTTGATCTAGCCCCCCAGCTCTATGCTTCCGAAGCGAAGTACCGGCCGCAATACGCAAACCTAGAAAGGGGAATGCAACTCGAGCAACTAGGGATCGATCCGAGCAAGGGATTGCTCCAGGCATACGAGGAGGACATCGCCCCGTCCATGGCTCGCCAAAAGGCGGCAACGGTAGGCGGGGACATTGACATTCTCCGCCAATACGGTCCCGAGCTTTTGAAAGCTCAACGGGAAGCCGATCCACTCGCCGATTCACTTCGGACGGGAATCATGGAATCAGCGGCCGAGGACTTGGCCGCCGGTCAGGGGCTCACTGCAACCGAAAGGATGGATCTCGATCAGCAAGTGCTGGCGGGAGCCGC